ACATAAAATTTTATACGCACAAAAAATGCCCGTATATTTCGACGGACATCATCCGCCGTAGAGATTGTTTAGCATTGCAAATATAAATAATATTTTGGAGAAAATGATTTTTAATGCAATAATCCATTGCTTGTATGTCTATACATCGCTACTGCATGCATGGGTCTGTTTCTGTTTCGTATTGCCCCCGTGTTTTAAAGCCATTCGTTCCTGATTCGTTTTCTCCGATATATTTGCTCAATAGCCAATGATAGACGTTTTGACCGCCACCCATTCCGGGCATAGTAACAACATAAGCCTGCTCGAATTCCCAGCCGAGCGATCCAATTCATTGCGTCAACCATCGAGTTAAAAGAAAGAGGCTTTCCGTCATCACCTACGAGCTTATTTCGTGAGGCCACACCACCCAGCGCATTGGTGCGCATGGCATCCTCTTGCCCAAAATCAATCCCCACGGTTACTTGAGATTTCGCAAATTTTTGCGTTCCCACGATTTCGCAGTAAACTTTCTGCTGTGCGATGACGTAGTTGCAGGCCAATACGGCCATAAACAAGAATAACAGTTTTTTCATAATTCAAGTAGGTTTAAGGTTTGCTTTACAAAGATACCCCCCCCCGCAATATTTGCAAGCGAATTATGAAAAATATGAATGCACAACGATAAAATCTCCGATCTTCTGGACGTACTACTTTGCATGATCTACTTTTTCACCTTCGGCGAAGATGAAAGATAGCTGGCCAGCAGCCACGCGAAAAGTAAACCTATGCCTATTGCTCCGAACATATCAGATCGAGATTTGTGTTAATTTATGTCCGAGGTCGTGCAGCGCGGCCTCGATCTCCTTCGCACGTTTTTCCGAGGGCTTGGAGTACCCGCATATATACTTTGCAAGCAGGGTTTCATTGATACCCATGCGGCGGGCCATCTGGCTGACGTTGATTTCCGGGAACTGGGCGAAAGCCATTGCGACCCGGTTGTCCGACGTTTCCGTCGGCTGGTCAAAAAAGCCCTCGAAACTTAAATCTTCGTCCAGTTCGGGCCAATGAATACCTGACCGCGATAATTCGTATTTCATGCGCTGCTCGTCGCTTGCCCGTGCCAGACGGGGGAAAGCGCGGAGAAGCAGACTGCCCGTTCGGCCGTCGTCGGTCGTCAGAAAAATCCGACCATTTTCGAACCATATCTTTTGCGCTTTCATATTCGTATTATTTATCGAAAAACTCCTTCCACCGTTCAATTATCACGTCTTTATTCTCCTCTATGCCCATAAGAGCGTGTTTTAACTCCCGTGGCTTCAAACCGAAATTTTCTATCAATTTTGTCTCTGGTTCGATCATGAATTTTGCGTCACATTCTCCGTTGCTGACATGTACGTGAACCGGTTCGTGATCGTTCGAGTAAAAAAAGAACTTCAGTCCTAAATAGTAAAAAAGTATGGGCATTGTGCAGTCGTTTGGTTTCTGATACAAATATAGGAATAAAATTATTCCCATACAAGTAAAAAGGAATAATTTTATTCCTACAATTATTTTGCCGGAGATCAGAATTCAATCTCAATCATCCAGCCGACCCAGCTTCCGAATACTTTGTATACCGGAACCGTATTTGCAACCTTGATTGTCATGCCGGCCAAACGGGGGCAGGCGTTCTGCCCTAAAGTGTCGGCCCGTAATGTCTTCAAAATCATATCGACCGTAGCGAGCATCGACAGATATTGTTCGAGTTCATCTTTATCTGTACGCTGGCCGGCCATTGCTTTTTCGAGGACGAATATGGCGGCCGGGAGTTGATCCTGATAGGAGTTCGATGTTTCTCCTGTTTGCCGTAGTGATGGATAGGAAACCACGACCTGACGGCCGTCTGCGCTCTTGAGCCGCTCGGTTCCGTGCGTGTCATCGACAACGGGGATCACCTCGTTTTCCGTAACACGCAGGCCGGTCAGATAGCGCAGAAGGTTAATGAGTTTTTGCATTGCGTTTTGCTTGCTTTACGTTGTGGTGTAGAATCTGGAATATTGTATATAGGCCCTCTTCGTCGATATCGTTCAGCGTGCCGAGTGCCCGATCCCGTGCCAGTTCGTAGGCTACATCTGTCAATGTGAACTTCGGGCCGGTATCGTGGGCAGTTTCCTCGTTGCTGAAGATCGTGTGCATGTCGATCTGTTCTCCGGCCACCACGATCGTTCCGGTCTGGAGAAACCTAACGCAGGCGGAGAACCACATTAGAATCGTTTGTTTTTGCCACGGGGCGATCCT